TCGGTCATGGCATCAACCTTTACAATTAAAGACGGCGCCCATTTGCTCGACAAAAAGCCGTTGATTGTCTTTTGCGCTTGGGCTAAATTGTTAATAACATTTTTAAGTGCTACACTGTATCCCATGCCCCTGTATGGCTTATTTGCGCCCGGGTTTAACGCAAAGTGTAAAAGTTCTTTCGGGTCGTAAGTAACGCCGTTAATTTGTATATTGTAGCCGTCACCGGTTAAATTGCTTTCAATGCTCACAGTTTCCGGGCGTACCGGGTCAAGACTTTGTAACTTTCCATCCTGGGTTTTCGGCATAACAACGGCATTGCCCTTTAACAACATTGTCTTGGTTACCCAAAAAATAAAATTGGATCTGTTCTGATAGTCATTCGGCGTAATGTCAATAATACGGCTTAATTCGTTTTTAATCCTCAGGTCGCCCCTGTCGGTATTCTCCATTAAATAAATTGTCATGCTTGCGATAAGCTGCGCAATTTGTTCAATGGCCGTTATAACTTCGGGGTTATTTTCTAATGATGTGTAGCCGTTACAAATCATATCTTGCCACTGTTGATTATTTACAACCATAAAGGCGGTATTTTTTGAACGCTTTTTTTTATTAAAAATTCCCAAATTTATTTATCCCCCCACCAGTTTTTTACTTTGTTATTTTTTTCGATATTTTCCAAATATCTGACTGCGGCAAATACTGCCCGGTCAAATAAGTCTATTCGATTATTTTGCGTAACTTTTTCATACTGTATCATGTCATCCGTTTTTTCTATTGCTCGCACGTTTGCAACACAATACTCGAAGGCCTCGTTGTGTAAATAATATAATTTGCCATTTTTGGCCGATTGTTCAATATAGCGAAATCCCTCGCTTTTTTTGTAATAATATTGCGGTTGGTCTATGATGTTAAAATGCGCTAATTTCATTCCGATAAAATATTCTCGGCAAAATTTGCGGTCGTGGCCGACTTGCTTTATTTTAAAGCCCTGCCGGCGCATTGTCTCAAACCACTTCACAACATCTGTGTGGTTTACTGTCGGACTGTTGCACAAAGTCAAAAGCCCATCATCCCGCCAACCAAAAAGCGGTATATTATCTTCGTCCGCTTTTAAATGTGCGGCCGTAATCGGGAAAAATGCGTGAGTTATTATGATGTCAACCCCGTTATAATTGCCAAATAAAGCCCGGGCGGTTAAGTCGTGTAATTTTGATAAGTCCGCCCCTCCGTACCACTCAATCGGTAATTTTGCCAGTTCCTGTAAAGTCCAACTGTAAGCCGTGTCGCTTGCTTTAAATTCGTTTATATCAAAGTAAGCACGCATTGCGCTTGTGTAGATGTTTAAAGAACGGCTCAAAAAGTCCTTGCGCTGTTGTGGGTCGTTTTGAGCTTGTAACCGGTCATTCATAATGTCTGCAGGTCTTATTGTTATATTAAAGTTCGGATTTGCTTTTTCATGCTGTAACGGATTTAAATAATCTACCTGCCCTTTTTCGTCCTGGTCTGCTCGTGCGATAAATACAAATAGGCTATCGTCTTTTACAGTGCCATTAACAACCTTTGCGGCATAGTCTAAACGACGATAACAAAAACTGTTGATATTATCGCCGGCGGTTGTTATGCCTATCATCAATTTATTTGTGTAGGCTTTCATTGCCTCCTTAAAGCGGTTGTACTGTCCCGCTTTTTTAAAGGCGTGTATTTCGTCAGCTATTGCAATATTACAGTTAAAGGAGTCTTGGGTGTCGGGGTTAGACCGCAACCGTTCAATTCTAATAGACCCTGCCGGCGCTCCGTTGGGCTTTTTAAATTCGTAAAAAATAGAATGCTCTGCGTTATTATTTCGCACCCTAAAATTATCTATAAGGCCGTTTGATTGTAAGCTGTTACAAATAAATTCAAAACTTTGAATAGCTTGCTTTAAACTCGCAGCCACGATATAGAGACTTGCGCCGCTTTCACGCTCTAACAAGGCAATTCCCCAGGCTAAGCCGGCGACAAATGATGTTTTGCCGTTTTTGGTATAAAAATAAACGCCTCTTTGTAGCGGCGTTCTTGCGTACCTTTGTAGTAAAAGCCTATAAGATTGTAAACAATAAAAATTTGAAAAGGTTGTAACAAAAAAGGCGTTCCCAAAAGCGGGCGACCGCTTAAATCCTCGCCCTGTTTATGCACCATTGTGCGCTCAATTATTGCAATAACAAAATCCGGCTCTCTTGTATGTAATTCAAGGTCGGGGCGTTTTAAATCTTCTAAAAATCTCTCACAGGCTTTTTTTACATCTGCCCCGGCGACCTTTCGCTCGCTTACAACGGCTTGCGCATATTCAAGAGCGATATTTTTATAACTTGTCATTTATGCAAATTCTTTGAATACATCGTTCAGCCTGTCGAGCGGTGTTTCCTCTTTTGTTTTTAGCGCACTTGTTTTTTCATCG